GTCATACTTATAAATAATGTTTGAAAGTGTATCTTTCTCGATTTTTTTAGGTAGCATTGCTACAGCCGAATCACCGGCAATTTCGGCATAATCCGCACGCAACTCGGTTGCGGTTTTTGTACTTAGACTAGGGCTTGTACAAGGCCGAACCCATTGCCACTCGCCAATAGTTTTGAATATATTTGCCCATAAGCTTGGTTTTACACGCATATCTCCGTCGGGGCTTAACATTACGTGGGCTTCGCCAGAAGTCAATACCTCCACGTTTATTATTGGTGCACTTCGCCATCCTTCGTCGTCACTCTCAGATAACGGCCATAGACTGAGTTTTTTGTGCTCGGACCACCAAACAGCTATTCGCAGTGAGTTTTTAACACAAATAATATCAAGCAATGCTGAAAGCACCTTTTTCTTATCAAGCAGTGAGGTCCAATCAAACGGCACGTCTGTTGCTCCACCTGCCCATTTTCCTAACTCTAGATTTAAATGTGATTTAATCCAGCCACGTGTACGACCACTGTGTTTATTATATAGCGAATCAAACTCTGACGCTAGTTCTGTAGCCATATCCTTTTCCAGTCCTCTTTGTGTATTTGACGATGAAACGGTATACAATGGGTCGGTTGCCATTAAGGCAAGTGAAATAGGGGTGGCTCTAAAGTCGGAATTTGCGTATTTCCAACCTGATGGCATCCATTGTATAGGTGCCTCTACACCTAATGACTCTGTATTATTTGACTTAACTAATATAGAATCAAGACCTAATTTGCGTCTAGAATTAGAACATATAGCATTTTCTATATCTGTCCATGTTACGGGTTGTGTGTCACGAGCCGTATTTTGCATATTTACTTCTAAATAAATAAAGTGACACGGGTTTATGTCCGTTTTCTAACTTGACATTGTATTAGATAATTTCATTCTTAAAATTTTTAGATATATCATTTAATTGTTTGCGTGTAGACCAACCGCGAAATACACGCTGGATATCTGTAGCAAAATAATTCCTTGGATCGCCAGAATGGCAGTAAGCCATAAGAAATTCGGGTGCTAAATGTATATGTGGTTTCATATTATAGGCTATATCTATTTCTGATAAAACTAAATATATATTTGATTCCCTAATGTTCAAACGTTTAATTAGCACAGAACACTCTTCTATATCCTCCAATTTCCGTTTTTTTCCACTTACTATTAATTTTGGCGAAGATATAGATATATTATTGAAAGATGGCATAAGACGATGCCGTTTATTTGCTTCAGATAAACACGGAGTACTTGAACGTCGTTTCATACATGCTATTGACATTTTGTGTATTTTATAGTTAATATTATTAATATTATTTTCAAATTTTTACTCATTTGACCTTGTAAAAAGGTAAGCACGCAATAATGTGCTTAATTTTATGACATGTTTGTATTTAGATTGCCAAGCGGGGGTGCTTGGCCTGAAAGAGGGGATGTTTTACATACGTACTCAGCACCTTCGGTGAAATTCTTAAGTTAGTATCCAGTGCTAAGCACAGGTCTGGGATTTGTAGTATTAGACCGACGGGCATTTTAGACCGGCACTTTTAGTAAGGAGGGGTGATAAACATCACACCGAAGATTACAAACTCTCCGCTGTGAAGCATTTTTTGAGATTCGGAAATCAGATTTAGAGATGTTTATATATTTTTCTGTAAAATTCTATGAGGATATCCTTTAGTTTTTAGAACATCCATCTCCCTATATTTACCAGTTGATATATATAAATCAACATATTTGTTGATATGACTAACGTTTGTATCATCGATGATAACTATTCCTCCTCTTTTTACAAGAATGTCCGCATTTTTCATATCATTGGAGATGCAATGTTTGGAATGGCCTCCATCGACATGAACCACATCGTACAATCCAATTTGTGTATGATTCGCTTCAATCCATTTTGGCATGGCTACAGTTGAATCGCCTTCTATATAGTCAAATTTAATATGTGGGAACTGAGATATAATGTAATCTAAACACGGTTTTGTATAAGGATGATGACCTATATCAAATAATGTAAAATCTAAAGGGGTTTTATCTCTTCCTAATAGCAAAAGCATAGTAGAATGTCCTGCATTAAATCCTATTTCGCACATTTTTGTGATGGCCTGTTTTCCACACCAAAAAAGATTTAATTGTTTTGAATATAAATCAGGGTATAGATCTAGTTATGCATGAACATAAAAAGAATTGCCTTCTAATTGACTCTGTGAATTAGTAATTAATATTTTTAAATTATCTAAATGCTCCTGTTTTTCAACCGAATGATTTTCATAATCATTTCTATTTGCTAATTCTACAAACTCGGGCATACTATATTTAAGGTAGGGTTTTTATTTTAGACCGCCGAACATTTCAAACCGGCACTCCTGGAAAAGAATTCGGTAGCAAAAATTTCTAAAAGTGCCCGTTTCAAATGTTCATTGGTCTAAATATCCGTTTTTAACTAACCTGGCCCTGAGAATTATGCGATCCGGCTTGGACCTGTGCGGATTTTACACCACCGCGTTTTTCAAACCGGCTTACGTCGCCAACGGGTCATATCAAATCACAGGACATTTGACTTCGGCTCAGTAAGTGCCGGTTTGAAATGCCCGTTGGTCTAAAATTACAACATATAAGTTGTACCGACAGGTACCGAAGTTGTACAGCCAAAGGGTGTACAACTTACAAGGGTGAGCAAGGTTGTTTCATCTGAAAAAATTTAAGGTATTTTATAATTTATATTATGTAAAAACTACACAATATCAGTTGAATAAATGGTATTAAATCAAACAACCCTGCTCGCCCGGATAGTACCGGTCAGTACCGAAGTTAAGTACACCCCTCTGAAAGGGGGTGTACTTAACTTTGCCACTTCGCGGCATAAACCAATCCGCTGTGCTTGCCCGGATAGTTCATCCGTACATAGAAATATTGTTCTAAAATATCGATGGCACTTGTAATTTATTCATAATTGATTCACGCTCAGCCAGCGATTTCCGATTAGCATTAACAAAAATCATATATTTTTCCAAAATATCAAAGGTCGATTGCGTAAGTTTCGCAACATCAAAAAATACTCCGTTAGTGTTTTCTGAATAATCAACCTTTTCTTGCTTCAATATACGAACAATATCGATGTACTCCGATGTATGTAACTTTTTAAGTGCTATCAAAAAGTCCTTTCTGCGTTCGTATTCTTTTGCGTCCATTACATTTAAGTAAGGAACTTTATTTAAGGCTTTCCCGCAGTTATGCCTACTCCTCTTCCTCAAGTTCTACAGTCTCCTCATTTACAACGTCACCATCAACAAATGCCTCCTTCACCTTCCCTTTTTTTCCCGCTTCGGAGCCTGAGGCTTTAAGTTTTTTACCAGGAGCCTTGGGTTTTTCGGTGGCGGCAACCTTGAGCCGGGAAACGAAAACCCCAACAGAACTGATAAACGGGTCATTTGTTTGAAATCTAGACCGTAGAACCTGTACTGAAACCATATCGTCGGGATTTAGATTATCAAAAGCCTCATTTCCTATATGTAAATCACGTGGTAATAAAACTCGCATAGCCTCATCTAATACGGCATAAGCACCCATTTTATTTACCTTCAAAACACGGCATTCAATAGGTGTCCCCGATTCAGGGTGAAATACTTTACAGCGTAGCTTAACAAAGAATAAGTAGTTTCCAGTATAGCGACCGTTTTCTGCAGTACCCATGCTTCTATGTAAAATCTCAAGAGAATCGGGTTTCACATAGCCCGATGCGATACATTTGCCTTCTATTTTAGTGCGGAGTCTGTCAAGTAATAATGTATCTATAGATGTGGCCTGTTCTTTAGTAGCTATGTCTCCTGGTGCCAATGGAACTTTTTCTTCAAGAAATACTGGCTTGTACATTTTATCCTATATTATAAAGATAAACCTTATTTCATTTTTTAAACGAAACGGTTAAAAAAATAAAATATGACCCACTTTTATTTGCTGTCGGTTTATTATACCACTACAAGATTACCCTCTTTCACCCATGTATTTAGGAGCCAGCGAATACTCGTTCGAATAGTTTGCTCTGAAGGCTTTCTACATTCCCACCATGGTTTACCACCATATAGGATTATGAGGTTTTCCAACTGATTCAACGTCAAAATTCTATTTGTAGCCATTCCAAAGAAATTCGCAAGGTAAATCTCTTGTTGATACCCGTTACATAACTCAACATCAAAATGATGAATCGGGTTTTGGCGCAGTTTATAAGACTTCATTCCGCCTTTTTTGCCAAATTAGCTTTTTAAAAAGGGTTGGGCAAACATAGTCTTTCAATTTTTGAAAAGGCCAATAGTTTATATATATAATGAATCAAAAAAGGTTTTGTTTTCTTTTGTTTTGTGCCCAACCCGTCAAAATTTACTCAATCAGCGTGCGAAGGATATGCAGCCGCGACTCCAAGTCAGAAACGATGAGCTTGGCGCTAAGGCCGTTGCTAATCTTTGCCTTCAATTCCAGGTTTTCCGCCTTCAGTGCGTTGCTTTCGGTCTTTGTCGCCTCAAGGGTGGTTTTCAAAACCTGGTGTTCCCCAATCAATGCCTCGTATTTCGCCTTGAAGGCCTCGTACTCTGCCTTTTGTCGCTGGTAGTAGGACTGGCTGGAGCTTGGTTGAGGCACAGCAGTGGCCTCGTGTACAGCAGTGGCCTCGTGTGCAGCAGTGGCCTCGGGCATAGCAGTTACCTCCTGTATAAGAGTCGCCACCTCCTGTGTAGCAGGCACCGCACCATGCGTACCAGTAGGCAACACGCCAATTGCCCCAATCCGTTTGAGGTTGCACAAGTTGTTTTCAAGGATGGAGTTTATGGATTGCTTGGAAGCACCCTTAAGCTCTTGAGCCATTTGCGGGAATTTTTCCAAGACCGCTAATATCTGCTTCTTGGTGCCTGAGCCACCAAGGGCATCGCGTAAAAGGCGATACACAATAAAGTCCTCGTGCCGAGGACCCTCGCCACGGCCACTAGGAAAGGCGGAGGGACGTGCTTCGGCACTAAAGTTCTTGTAAACATAGGTAAGCCCAGGCATTTTGTAAAGGAGTTTCTTTGACTCTTTTAAAGTTTACCAAAGTTCAAATAGCATTTCAATTTTTTTCAACATAAAATACAAACATACGTAAACACTTTCAAACAATTTGGAACTTGTGACCCTTTTTTTTCGAAAAAAATGGTCATACTTACATCTTATAATCAAAAAGCAAAACAACAAAAGTTATTATTACCGCCCAAGAAGCCCAGCACGTTTTGCCTCTACCGCATTTAAATACCACCTCATACTACCGTAATTTTTAGTATCCATTATTCGTAATAAAATTTCCATATATAAACATATATAAATATGTGATAAATCGTCTATATGGGCTATAATGCCATCTCCCGTTTTCTCCTTCTTCTTTTTAGCCTTTTTATCATCATTTAATAACATCTTCGCCAAATCCGCGTCATAACCGCGTATTAGTTCTTGAATATTACGCACACGTTCACGATGGCCGCCTAAATCACTTGCGACCGAGCAATCTGACCCGACTGCTCCAATTACCCGTTTTGACTTAATTTTATCTAATGATTTGAATACAATATCATTTCCTTGAGCTGAACGACGTGGTACCATAAATCCAAATATATTGCCTGTTTCAGATTTGACATCGACAGCAGGACCAAGGCTCTTATTTATTGTGGGTTCAAACGTTCCGGGACACCGACCTAATTCAAAACAATATGACTCTAGTTCAAATGACACAGGATTCATCCATTTAAACGCATGTATTTCCCCCTGATGACACATATCACGTTTTAAAGAGTCTAAAATACCTGTTTCGCTTATTTTTCCATCTAGTACAAGATTCAATAATTGCCTACGTTCCTCCGCCTTCAGGCCAGAGTCAACCCAATAATCAGAAATTACCTTGCGTATTTCAGGAAATGAACTAAATCTACGTATTATCCATGTCAGTGGTTCTGCATTAATTATAATTTCATCTGATATATATACATCAGTATTTTCTGAATTCGCAAGAATTTTGTCAACAGATTGTATTAACTGTTTATAATTTTCTTCTAAACTGCTTACTTTTGGCACATTTTCAATATTTGACTCTTCACCATTTTCTGCTTTCACTTCACCTAAAACTGTGCCTCTTTTAGGCATCATTGTTTTTCTAGGCAAAATGGAATATAGACGCGAATATCTATATGCCAGCGGTATATTTTTACTTCTTATTCCGGTTGGTTGAAATAATACATACTCATTGCGTAATATTAGATAACCTGATAATCCATCGGTACGCTCAATAACAAATGATGGCGATTCAATAATTTTCATCAATTCTTGTGAGGCAATTTCCCACGGTAGATCTTTATATACCGTCTTTCTAATTGTTTCAATAGGAATTGCTATATCTTCCTCAGAGAAAAGACCCTTTAATATTTTCCGTTTAGTTTCAAGGCGTCTTTCAGCATTATGGTATGTATATGTTGTACTATCTAAGCCTGGTTCCCCTTTCACAGCTGGACTACATTTATATTCACATTCTTCCATATAGTCGCAAGAACTAGTGTATTTCTTATCATCAATATCATATTCATCGGTAGGGTTACCTTCCCCATCAATAATTAAGCGTGGCGGTGCCCCACGAACAATAAGCCCCTTTATATTAATATTACAATCCATTGCCGCTATTTTTAGTTCACGCTGTACCATACCAATTGTTCTTGCCTTTGTAGCCGATATTCTGTACGCATGTAAGTCAGGCGTTTCTATTTCAGGAAGAGTAACAGCATACATATAAATTAGACAATTGCGAAATTCTTTATCTAACTCCGCGTGGCTACAATAACGGATGCCACGACCAATGATCTGCTCAAGCCGATTTAAATGATACCAAGGGTCAAGTATATGAATCCCACGAATACACTTCAAATCAAGACCTTCCGTTGTTATTTGTGAACCTAAAATAGCCTTAACGCGGCCTCCGTCTTTTGCGTATGGTGTGTTTTTAGGCCAATTACTAGCATAATTTAATATATCAGGAAGATTTGGCGTTAAAAGACCATCACCCGTCAATAATACATAACATGCTGGCGTAAACGGGTGATCCGCATCACGCTTATGCGTGTTTTCTCTATTTTCGCAAAAGGCACAGCGACGATGTACTTTAGAAGAACCTGATAATAAGGGTTTTGATTCGGAGCTATTTAAAACCCGTGTCCAGCCCTGACGTTCAAGAGCAATCGCCAAAGGTAAAACTCCAGCACGTACATAACGACTATATACAAAACTCATACCTTTACACGTATTTAATTTAGCTATAGTCATGGCCATTTTTGGGGCATAATTTTGTAAATTTTCTTCGCCGAAAACATAATCTACAGATTTTGCTTCAGGATGCTGTACAGCCAAGTCCGCATCACCCTTCCATTGAAATACACGTAATCCGCCTTGTGTTTTAGTAGAAAAATACGAATCCCACCCTTTGCTTCCGTAAAATTCGTTTGGATATACAATATTAGAAACGTCAAGATGAACCCATGTATCTGCTTTAAAATCTTCGGGTTTCGCCTCATGTAATATTTTCCTTAAAAGCCCCTTCATAGGGGATTCTTCGTTTGGTACAACAGATACAATTGGTAAAGTGCCTAGAATTTCCTTCTGTTCTTTCGTGATAGTTATCGGTTTTTCTGTAGCACCAACTTTGTGATTTTTTGGCCAAACTACAGGTTCTAGCCT